AAGAACCAATTGGTGATGCTGTAGTACTAAGGTTAGCTTGTAACATGATATACCTCCAAGGTATAGTGTGTACTAGTGGAATTACTAGTATCATAAAAGAGACATATCTGGGCATAAGGAGGCACGACGTTGCCCACCCTATACAATTCAATTACAAGTAATATACTTGATTATAGAGAGATAGTATAAATGAGTGAGAGAGAGAGGCCTATGGGGGAAATGGGAGAATGAAGAGTGGAGGGAGTACCCCCTCGTATTTATTACCCGTTTTGAATATTACCCTTTGTACCCTTGGTTACCTTGTCTTGTTCTTGGTCTAACGACAGAACGCTATTCTTATAGCAGATAATGTGGTGTTTTTACGTTTAAGTTATTGTTTAATATAATATTTTTAGTGAAAACACCTCGCCATTTAGCCTAAATTACCTTGTATTTTACCCTTTACTATATGGGGTATTTCTATGCGGTTTTGGTCGTCTACAGCGTATTGTGCACCTGCTCGTATAGACTCTTTACTGTATTTATCTGGTGTTACTGTTGGTATTACGAACCTCTCGTTCATCCACTGTACTAACATTACTCCTAGTAAGTACTGTGACCAACCATTACGTGCTATTACTATTGATGGGTTCATTATTACTTGGCCTTCTATTACTTTTAGGACTTCTTTCTTAACTAAGTTGTTTATTGACCTAGCTTTATGCCCATTACTGACCTTTATTAAGTCGTACGGAGTACTCCAACCTTGTAGTGACTCTGTGTATACTTGTTTTAGTAATGTTAGTTCTTTAGGAGTTAGGTTGAATTCTTGTTTTATTCTGTCCCATGAAACTTGTCTGTCAAATCTGTATGACTTAGTTGTGTGGCACATGGTATTTTCCCAATAAGGTAGTTTGAAGCACTTCTGGAATGCTTTATAGGTTCTATTGTTTTCTGGTGTTCTTGTTACAGGTGTTGTGTTAATCATGCTTAACGCTAATTCGTTAGCTGGGTCTTGGTGTTCCATAAGACTTCTCCTAATGATTTAAATATAACGCAGAACAGCCTATTATGGCCGTAGTGCGTTGATAATGTTACTCTAGTACATCGAATCGTTCTTCAAATTCGTGTAAGGATACCCATTCTTGGGCCTTTGTGGCCGGGTCAGTTAAGATTACACCAGCTTGGTCCTTACCGATGGTAGGTAAGCCGGTGGTCATCTCTAGATACCCTAATAATGTACATTCCTGTACATCTAACATTACTCAAAGGTGCTGTAGTCGAAGTTAGGGTACAATACAGATACGTCTGTGTCTGTAGGGTTACTTACCGGGTCTGCATCTGCTTCGATTACCTTGTGGATAAGAACATTAGCGTCTTTAATCCAAGGTTGACCGTGTGCGCTAGACTTAAAGATAGCCATTAGGTCTGTATCTGAACCAGTTTCACCAGCATCATTGTCTGCGTGGTCTGTGATTCGTGCTACTAAAGGTTGATATGCGGATAAGCGACCATCAGCCCCACCAATTACATTGATAGAGTTAGTTGATTCGCTGATTTGAGCTAAAGTGCGCTCTGGGATACTTAGTGTATTAGCCATTGTGTTTATTCCTTATAATTACTTAGATTCAGCAGATTTCTCTGCGGCTTGCTTTTCTGCTAGTGCTAACATAGCTGCTTCTTCTTCTGCGACCTTCTTAGCTGCTTCTTCTTCTGCGGCCTTCTTAGCTGCTTCTTCTTCTGCGACCTTCTTAGCGGCTTTTGCTGCCTTGTCAGCGGCCTTCTGAGCCTCTAGACAGTACTTGTATGTTGCCTTTAGCACTTTTAATAGTAGTTCTAGTTTCTTAGGATATCGTTTGCAATAGTTAGCTGATGCTACTAGAGCTTGCCGAAGTCCACCTAGACTGCGTTGTGGGTCTCTTGGTAAGTCCGTAATATTTAAACGGGTGGAACTTGAGTTCTTACTCATCGTCGTCTCCTGACTGTTTGTTTGCGTCTAAACCTATCTGTTGATAAGCCCAGTACACCGTTTTGGTCTGCACCTATATCACCACCCCATTCAGCAAAGAACGCCACATTGTCGTCTGTTTCTTTCTGGGACATACGTACTTTTTCATCTACTGCGAGTCTGTCTACCCACTTACGAACGCTACCTGCTACTGCATCTAGGCTATCGTCATGTATTAAGGCATCTTTGTCACGGCTAATCTTAGCCATCTGATGAAAGAACTTGTATGTTTCTTGTCGGTCTATTGGGTACTTCTTAGTTGAACTTATATCATACGCAATTATATCTTCGTGTATTATAAGCTTATGTCTTGCCATTACTGGCTCTAACGTATCAATGATACGTAGTTCTTTCTGCCCTGTCTCCCAGACATCTTCTATCCGTGGACATTGCTTTCCTACTTCTTTGTACTCTGCTGCTAGTAATGGTCTCCACGCTGCCGCGAATGCACCAAAACCAAAGTTCTTCTCTACGTCAATACTATTAACTTCATGTCGTAGTGCTAACTTACTTAACTCTTTGTAGTTACTATCACTGTACCCACCGGGTAACTTAAGTAACTCTGCTAGGAATATATAGCCATGTAAGAAGTATGTAACTGCTGCTACTGTTTCATCCCCATTCTCACCACCACCTGCTGTATCTACATACATGTGTTTACCTTCGTATGCGTATAGCTTAGTGCTAGTAGTAAATGGACCATAGAATTGTGGCTTACTGACGAAACCTTCTACCTCTATCTTATTAGAGGGGCTAGGCATCCATGTAATCTCACCTGCTGCTTCTTTTGTCCCGAAGTTCATCACTATTAAGTTCTTAGTCTTAAGTGGGTGACGTAGCTCGTCTGACAAGGTTGTATTTAGCATGTGCTGTAGATTAAAGTATGCTGGTCCTTGGTCTAGTTCCTTCTTGGTAAGCAAATCCTCACCAAGTAGCACGTCATCAGTAGGACGACCACGGGAACCATCAAGACCACCACCGTTACGTAAAGTAGGGTCAGCATACATCTTCTTAGCAATGTAAGGGGCCAGTGTGTCGCCATAGTGCTTTTCCTCGTCTTCGGTAGGGTAACGCCCTGTCCAGACTCTTATCGTGTAACCACGAGCCGGTAGGTTGTTGTAAATAGAGTCCACAGTCTGGGGAGTACCAAGATAAATGATTCTTCCTTTCTGACATATGGACGTAAAATCTTTTGACAGATGTTCGAGGGCTGCTCGTTGTATCTCTGTTGTACCATTCTTTGATGACTCAATGTCATCGGGTATTAATAAATCTGCACGTCTACCCTGCATGTTAGCTGTAACACCAATACAAGCTATTGATGGGGATTTCTCCGCACCCTTAAGTTGCCAGTTGATATCGAACGCTTTAGAACTTGCTCGGTCTCCGTGTTGTCTGTCTGGTCTCATACATTCTAGTATGTCCCAACTCATAATAATCTGAATAACCCAATTAGCGATTTCCATTGCAACTTCTGAACCAGCAGATAGAATTAATATCCTATGCTTGCAATCATGTATTAATTGCCATACTGCGAACATTGCTACGATAGTAGACTTTGCTTGTGAACGTTGAGCCTGAATCATACCATACTGTAGAGGCTTTAGTAGGCCATCTAAGACCTTATCCATGTCCTCTTTAGTATCGTATTTACCAAATTGTAGGAATCTACCTATATCAATCTGGATATCAGAACAGGTAAATCCCATTAGTTCTGTCATACAGTCGTATAGGAAATCCTCGAATAACGAGTAGTGGTCCCGTAATGCTTCAATCTCGGCCCACCGTCTCGCTGTCTCTTGTTCTACTTCACTAAGTTGTAAATACTGCTCTCGGTTATCACAGATTTTTGTAAACTCGTCATCAGTGAATAGACAGTCATCTGTCATCTCTGTGTCGAATACAATATCTGCTATATCCATTAGTGTACCTCTTTAGCTGCTGCTTGCCCACTTGTTAGGCGTGAGTGCTTAGTCTTGTTCTTAAGTGCTTCACGTAGGTTACCCATGTTCTCGTCTTGCGAGATGTCACATGTAATCTGGTTATCTTTTAAGAACTTGATAGCGGTGGCAACTAAGGCTGGGGAAGCCGAATAAACTTCTTCCCCAGTTTCAACACAGTTGCCCTCACTGTCGAAAGTGGTCTCGGGTTCAGTACTTAGTACCTGTGTAGTCAGAACTTCTGCTACTGCACCATGTAGTGCTGATAGTTTACTCTCTGATGCTTTACTCACTACTTAAACCCCTTTACTATTTTCATGTTCTGATTCTTAACGAACCATCTTAACCCAAATACTGCTGCCATCATACCAACTAACATATACTGATACCATGCAGGCATTTGTGAAACGAAGTCTACCCACCCCATAGCTTTCTCTTGGTCGAACCAAGCTATAACTAATGGTGATAGGAATACATATAAGAATACTTCGTCTTTCCAACTATCCTTTTGTGCTCGTAGTGCTTCTAGGTCATAGCCAGCTTCGACTTTAGCAAGAGCCATTGCTCGTTGCCCTTCAGCCTCGTACTTGACTTTCTTCATACCGACCCAACCGCTAACTACTTCTTTAATTAGTCCTAACCACATCATAGTTATTCTCCTAATTGTTTACGGATAAATTTCGTATCTTCTTTAATTGACTTAATTTGTTCTCTAAGTACAGCTACGTCTGTTGCGTGACTGTTAACTTTCTTTTCTAATGTTTTGATATCTTCGCGTGTGTTTCTTTTATCGACTGCGAACCAGCCAAGGACTACTGAGACCAAAATCTTAAATCCAACTTCGTAGTCCATTGACTACCTCCTATTAGTTAACCCCCACTGGTACGCTTTAGTCAGAGGCGTTGGGGGTGTTGTTCTTACGGTGTATCTGTTACTATGTCTGCTACAGTCATATTGTACATTACCATTGTAGCTCCACCTGTATCACCAGAGTCTACTAGGTTTGGGTATGTGTCACCATCTCCCATCCTCCACCAATGCTTAGGTGCTGTGGTTAAGGTTGATAGGTCGAAGGGTGTACCACTGTTGTATATGTCACTAATGTTTGCGGTTTGGTCCGAGTCGAATATTGCTAACTCGTCTACTTTACAATCGTTGCGCATATAGTTACCTGCACTGTATCTACCAACTCGTAGGTTCTGACCACTTAATGCAGTAGTGTTCCCGTAGTTACCATGTGAGTTAACTGTCGTTTGCTGAACACCGTTAATAAACATGTTAAATCTTGAGTAGTATTGGTTTATAGAGCCGCTACTTGCCCCTGTTGTTCCACCGTCATATGTGAACATAACGTGTTGCCAACCGTCTGCACTTGCAACACTACCTACAGGCGCTTTAAGTGTTAAATGGTTATTATTACTGCCGTACCTGAAATTAATTTGTCTTCTAGACCCATTATCACCGTTATAAGTAAATATTAGATGGTTGCCATTCGCAACATCGTTTGACCCGAAGTAGAAAATAGTCTGGTTCTGGTTGTTACTTGTACCCGCTTTGAACCAGAAAGCAATACTCCATGCGTCACTTGACCCCGAACCGTTACCAGTTCGACCTAGTGTAGCATCTAGTAGGGCAGCGTTCGCACCTAAATAATCGTTATTATTGAACTTTATACTCTTAGTATTAGCAAAAGGTGGTATGCTTACGGTTAATACTAAGGTTTCGTCATCTTCGCCATAGTAGTTTATAGCTTTCATGCCAATATTATACGTACCTGCGCTGAGACTGCTACCACCCACTAATTTCCTACTGTTACCTTCTACGGTACTTACACCTAATGGCAATGATGTCCATTCATAGGCCACGCCATAGTCTGCTGTTAATTCGTAGTTTAGTGTTTCACCTTCTACTAACGATATTGCTAGGTTACTCGTTACTACAGGTAGTTCGCCATTAGACGAACCTGCTGACTGGAATAGTGTATTGAGTGTATTACAAGCCGTTATAGCATCGGCCCCATACGTCTCGTCATTCTCGTCCACTATCTCGTTATGGTCTTGTCCTGTTACAATATCGAAACCTTTAGCTAAATCTTCGATAGATACTAAACCGTCAGTTACACTAGCATGAAGTGCATTTATGAATTGAGCACCGTTAGCATCTTCTACAAAAATAGCATTTGCGCTATCATCTTTATAAATTTTTATACTCATGTGCTTATTACCTGTATAACTGAACCCGCATTTACTAACGAACCTGCCCCACTAAGTTTTACTTGTAACTTTATTGGGTTATCTCTAGTGTTCGTATCCCCCATATAAACTAAGTCAGGTTGTAATGCGAATCTATACCCTACACCGGAACCACTGTCTAGACGACCGATGATTCTATCTAAGGTATATAGCCCTGCACCACCGCCTAACTCGTAACGGAATTCTAGTAGTGCGTTATTAGTGTTAGGTGTTACTGTAAAGTCATTTCTGATTAGTATAGTATCACCAAGTGTTAGTTTGCTAACATCTAAACTACCGTCACTAACATCCATCAATTCATCTATGTTAGTTGGTGCATAATTCTTATTTGTGAAAGCCCCTAACCCATCGTTAGGTATAGTGGTCCATGTATCAGCTACTAGGCTGAGTGGTGAAGCTGTTGTAGACGCATCGTTATAGTCTATAAAGCCATTATCACCTGCTCCTATTAATATACCAAATGGCATAGTACCTCCTTACAGATTAGTGAAATCTGCTCTATAATATTTTCCTTGATAACTGTAGTACATATCCCCTTCACCAAGATAGGTAGGTATACTTACTAAGTTACCCCCTGTGTCATAATCAATCATAAATGATGTCTGACTGTCGATAGGTATTATTCCACCACCTGCTTGGTAAACGGGTGTGGTAACTAACGACTTACTTGTTGTGAATGGTATAGTCATAGAAAATGACAACCCTGCTTGGAGTACTGATGTTTTACTAGTACTGACTGCAAGTGTTTTATCTATGGCTTTTTGTTGTGTACTTCCTTTACTAGTTGTAGAGGATAGTACCTTACTTATTTCTTTCTGTATGCTGCTACTCTTAGTCGCTATATAGCTGAATAGCTTCCCAATGACTGATAGTGCATTTAGCGTTAGGCTTTTTGCAGTTGTCATACTTGAGATTACATTGAATAATAAACCGTTATCTAAACTAGTTGATTTATTCGTTGTAAACGATATTGTTCTACCGTAACTTACTTCTATACCAAGAGTTAAACTTTTAGTAGTACCTACCACTAATGTCTTAAGTGTTTGGCTAGTAGTTATAGCAGTATATATTTTATATTCAGATGCCTCACCACCGATAATAACTTCACCATCTGGTAGTATTGCTACTAACTCTATTTGAGTAAAACCATCACCTGATATATCTAATTCAGATATTACTGTACCGTTAGCAGGGTTAATCTGTATCACTGCTGCACCAGTGTGCGAGCTAATTAATACATTACCAGTTGCATTATCAAAATCTAAATCTGATAAATCGAATTGAGCACCTTCTGCACCTAGCGAAGAGAATGCTGTTTCTGGGTCGAATGGCTCAGATATGTAATCATCTAATGACCAACCATCACCATCATCTGCGTCATTGTACGCGTATGTAGAACTTGTATCACCGAATCTACCTGCAACTCCCGGACGTAGAACTTTAAAGAACCTTCTGTCAGTACTCGATTGTTCACCTTCACCACATATATAGAATGTTGTGTTTGCTCTATCGTAGCATATACCCTCTGGACCAGAGTTATTATCTGTACCATTAGCTGCTATTGTGAATTCCTGTTTACTATTAACAGTAACATTACCTGCATCTGATGCTGGCCAATCGTAAATGTTAAACTGGTATCTACCACCATCTTCCGAACATGAACAGAACTCACCGTTCCCCATGTCAGCTATACCCTCTACATCACTCCCATCGAAGTTGAGTGTTAGGGTTTGATTTATGTTGGTGTAATCATCTAAGTCATACAAGTATAATAAACCTGTACCATTTCGTACTACTGCCACTTCCCCAGTATCTTCTTTATAAGTAGCACCGGATGTATTTGTAGCACCATGACCGAATGTTAGAACACTACCAGATGTCTCGTGGTCTTCTATTAATTCATCTAACTCAGCTATTGTTGCTGTAGTTATTTTCCAATCCACCTCTACTGTATCTACCGTGACTGTAACAGTCGTTGTAGCTCCACCGAAAACTGATGAAGTCTGTCGTAGCCTGAGTGTTTGGTTATTTGAAATTGTTGTTGCTGTTGATGTGTATGCACCACCATCAATACTGAATTCACCACCTACTACTGATATATCTGCTGCTGCTTCTATACCTGTAATTGTGGCCAAGTCTGATGTAGTTACAGTACTCAACGCTAAATCTGTTTGGTCTGTATAATCGAACGCGTCTGGTGTAGTGTCCGGACCCCCTGCGGAGGGTAAAAGCATTACTGCTAGTGTACCAGTCTTATCACCTGCTAGACCTGATGTTAGTGTAGTTGTTACATTTAAGGATTGTGCTGTGATACTTTTTGTAGCACAGTTAGCTGATGTGTTGGATGATTGTGTCCACTGACCATCACCATTTTTCGCGTAACCATTATCTGTTAATGTCCATGTTGTACCTGTTTTAGAACAAGATACAAAAGCTACACCAAGTGCATCTTCTATTTCATCTAAAGTAAATGGGCAGTTCTGTGTACTATTTGTGGAATCAACTGAGTAACCATCATCTTCTGTATTTGTGAAAGGCGTAGTTTGGTCTACCCCATCACATACTATCGAACCTATTACAGTACTAGAACCGGGGATTGCAGTACCGTCATCATATGTAATGGAACCATTACCCGTATTAGGGCTTGTACCTATGTCTGCTTCTTTAGCACCATAGAATGCACATTTAAATGTTGGCCCCGCTACACTACCTATCTGTGTAAAGTTTGAATCTGTTGTACCGGTTACTGTGATGGCCGTTGGAAACGTAGTCCATGCGCCTTCTCGCATTATAGCGATTATCCAGTACCTTTCACCCGCACCAGCACTTGGTGTCATTGGGTTGTTAGTACTACCCTGTACACCTGTTGCTGTATTTAGTACTGTAACTGCCATAGGTTACTCCTAAGCGTGGTTAATTTGGAATGTAAACTGTATCGAGTCGTTAAGTGCTAAACCAATACCAGCAAAGTCACTCTTTGCGATTAATCTACCACCTGAATCGGCATCTAGGACACCTGCATTCGTAATTGTTTTAGCACCATTCGCGGTCAATGTTGCAATTAATTGATTTTGTTTTGCACTAGGTTGTGATGCTGTAGGTGCTACTCTTGATTCTGAAGCTTCTGTGAATAAGGTGGTATCACCTTTCGCAGTTGTTCCTGCACCTGTTCCCCAACCTACTTTCATAACTGGTGCGGATGCTGTACCATCTAAAAGGTCAGCCATTAGCTCGTCACCATCATCTGTTATTAAGTCAGCCATTATTTAATTTCCTCTATTGTCCCGTCTGCACGAGTAATTGTAATTCCGACTAGTTCTACAGTCGTTTGTTTGTTGACTTCTACTGGTGAGCCACTAGGTTTATCATCTTTACGGATGTACAATCTACCACGTTTTGCTCCCTTTAGACGTGTTTCTCCACGCCACTTTGCTTTAAGGTCTTCCCATAGTCTCATGTTATACCGCCTGATTTACTGTTATATTACCGCCACCTTCAACCGCATCGTGTACCCATACTGTAAAGTCTTCGACATTAGCAGGTAGGGTTACTACTGCATTTAATACAGTAGCATGGATTCTATTAATCTTCTTAGCGTCTAGTTGTGCTGACGAAATTACGTTGGTTGCTTGGTCGGCTACTATGATGTTATTTATATTAGAACTTGTTCCGTAACTCATACTAGCCTCCGTTTAGATTGCGTTTGATACTACTACAAATGTTCCAGCAGTTGTTACATTGATTTCACTTGTAGGACATACATATGGTTCGTAGAATTGGTTTGTAGCTAATGGAACTTCACCACCACCGTCCCCGAAACTAATTGTTCCTGTGCCTACTGTCATTACGATGAAGAAGTAACCACGGTTTTGATTACGTGCCAACGTAGTGTTGCCCGTATATTCTTTTGATTGCAAGTTCATTCTTGCTAACTTTCCTGACATTACTGTCTCCTATTGTTTGGTTGTTAATAACAATCATAATACCCACTCCTAAGAATGGGTACGAGTTTGTTACTTAGTTTCTAGTTCTTCCCTGATTGCTAGTAGTTCTTTATTCATAGTATTCTTAATTAAGGGCTTAGTTGCTCGTCGGGTAAGTCTTAGGTTAAGTTACGACAGCCACGTTATTATGAAGCTTCTTGCTGCTCCTGTTCTATTTTCAACATATATAGACCCATCTGTGCTATCTGCTGAAACTGTTACATGTGTATCAGTTCCAGTGGTTCCGGTAAGCGCGCCGGTAGTCACGGAAAACAATGCTCCAGTAGTCAGCTTGTTAGCTGCCGCTGTTCCAGTCGCTCTTAGACTGACAAGCCCCTCTCTGGCGGTTCCAGCAGACATTTCAGGAACAACCGAAACTATGGCCCCAGTCAGCCTATAATCTAACGCTGGGTATGTGTATTTAAAAAAGCTATCGTCAGCTATAGAGACTATTCTTTTAAGTAAAGGCGTCTCATAATCGTTTGAAGCGGCTCCGGTCTTTCCTACAAATATGTTTTTATTTGTGTCATCCCATACAACGCCGCCCTTCTCTTTTACTGATGATGTTGCTGATATGACGCCCTGAGAATTTGGGTCCCCGTTGTTAAATGAGACTCCATTTATATGAGTTCTAACCACTGTAGATGGCACTGAAATATCATCTGTGATATAGCCCACGCCTAGATTCTCAGCGTGAAGTGCGCCTGAGACAATCCCGCCATCCAAGCTGTCAACAAGCAATCCATAATTAACATTATTTTGGCTGGGGTTTGATGTAGCACCTATGTTGTAAACCTTTGTATTGTTGACGCTTCTTTTTAGATTTACGAGAGAGTTAGCTTTAATCGTCCTTTCGACTAAAAAATTAGCATGAATATCATGAAAGCTACACCCGTTAAACCCTGAATTTGTCGACGACCCGACAACGTTATCAAATTCCTCCCTAGTCGCTCTAATGTTGTAACATTGAACCCCTAAAGATGTGCCTCCTTTAAAGTGAACCATATCCCTAGTTACTGCGCTATCACCGGAATCGAATATATGATGAATTGTGCATTGCTCGTTACCTGCCCCAGCCTCCGAGCCAGTATGTTCATCATCACCACCAACTAAAATCCCATCCGTAAATGAGCCGGTCCCTGTTGCTTTTGTTTCTATATTATGAATATCAACTCCACGCATAGAACCGCAAACCACTGCCGCTGTCATTGTTTGGTCGCCAGCGTCACAGCTAAAATATGATAAATCTGTCTCGTTGTTTTTGTTACTTATTCCAATAGTGAAAAATGATGATATAGCAGCAGTAGCCTTAATTGCGATATACCCATCACCTCTCAAAGTTACCCAAGAATCATCTGAAATATCTACAACTTCATCCCAGTCATAAGCGGCGCCGTCTTTATTTTGAGGGACTTGAATAGTCCACGGAACCAAATTAGTTCTAGTTCTTAGTGACAACAGCGCTCTGTTTATGCTTTGCGCGATAGTAGACCCACCATAAGAGAGCGGGTTTACAATAATATTTTCTCTCAACACAAAACACTTAGTAGGATCAGCTACACTAACAATGACGTTACGGGTGTTAGGCAAGTCTACATTAGCAGTCGTTCCAACTGTAACTACATCAAATATGCCATTAGCTCTCTCTTCTATAATTACTACATCTCCTACCTCTAGTGTAGTGTCAGCTATAGCTTCTGCTACAGTATCAAAATAAAAAGGTGTGTTCTTATCTTCTATATCTGTAATTCTTTGTTCATGGTTAGCCGGTGCTATCGACTTCCATTTCTCTCCGTCCCATCGGAATGTTACTATCCCCACAGTGAATGTATCACCAGTAGTTGGGCTTGCTGGGTATTGTGGCAAAGCCATAATATTCTCCTGTGTTAATTTAATTTACTTGTTAAGTTGAAATAACAATCATAAACCCCTCTCGTGAGAAAGGGGTTGAGTTTGTTACTTAGTTTTGCATTCTTCCTTGATTGCTAGTAGTTCTTTATTCATTTGTACTAAGCACCTGCTCTTGACCTACTTATCTCGTACCAGTTAGTCCCACGCCATATAAACTTGATACCCATGTATTCATCGGCTGCACTAAGTCCAGAAATTTTAACTGTGTTGTTTGCAATAGTCGCTGTTGTACTCTCTATAATTTGCACTGAAAATCCTGCAAACCCAAATATCTCTACTGTTTGCCATTGATAAGTTCCTGCTGGCAAAACGCACGATAATCTATTTGCTGCTGTGTTTAACCTCACTGTAGCGTGTAGCTCATCCGGTATTGAAATAGTTGTAGAATCCGCTGCTATGGTCTGCTCTGTAACTGACTGTGCGTGTAGTGATAACCCGCCAGACCCGTTAAAGTTATTTGTTCCAGATGTTGCCTTTGTTGCACCATTAGTGAGCAATACAGGTATTGTTGAGTCGTTAGCTGTTGCTGGTGAGATAAACGAATCAGACCCATTAAACGAGATAGCGCCTCCGTCTAAGGTTATTTGCTCTTGATAGTCTGAATTGTTTAAACTAATAACACTATTTTCTGAAGTTGTTGTCCCAGTGATGTCAGTCCATACCATAGTCAATGTAGAGTTTGTCTCCAACGATACATTTCCGTCTATTGTTATATGGTTTGAATCATTGGCCCCTCGCATACTTATTTGACCGCCATCAGTAGCTATTGCTGCAAAGTTACTACACCCTGATATAGTCTGCCCTGTGATGGTCGCCGCGTTAAAATTAACTCTACCCATACTTGTGGCAAAGAGACCATTGTCTGCCGTTGACATGGTAACATCCCCAGCGATATTTAAATTATCTCCCGGGGTTAATGCTTTAGCGAGGGTCGCACAATTCTTAACTTCTACGCTTAGGTTAGTTGTAGTGAACTCCATCTGCCCACCACTTTCTGTAAGAAGGCCAAAAGATGTAACGGCTTTATCCCTACCATCTACAGTAACGTCAACTGCGTGTACATAGCTGTCCATCCTGTGAGAAGTTAATAAGTTGTCTATAGCTGTCGAGCCTGACGCTGGCCTTATATGGAAAGCCTGTATTCCTAATTGTCCCTCACCATTATAAATACCATAGCTGTATGTATCCGTAGGCTCAATAACTACATTAGCGGGGGTAGTTGTATTTCCTTTAAGGATTATTCCCCCGTTTAAAGTATTACCGTTTTTCTGTGTTCTAGCCGTTATAGTCTTCCCTCTACCAAAAAGTATAGCTGGTCTAGGGAGTTCTACGGAGGTTGTAGAAGGTAGGTAGTTATCGTTGTAAGTTCCATCAGCTAATTGTATTACCTGCTCATGGTTAATCACATCCGGTAATTGATCATAAGCATATTGTATTGTTCTAAATGCACCTGCACCAGAAGATACGCCCTTACCGAACCCATCTGTTCCAAGAGAAGCGTCTACATACCAAGTCCTCGCTTCTGTTGTTTCTATGGGAGGTCTTTCTGATAAACTTAGACTCAAGCTTCCATGAGCTACAATATTCCAAGTATTAGCTGTACCAGTTCCAGAAATGACATCAAATATGCCATTAGCTCTTTCTGCTATCTGTATAGTATTACCCTCGGCCAGACTGGTATCAGCAGTTGCTTCTGCTACTGTAGCGAACGGTATA